GGGAACATTTACGCCAGGGACAGCTTTTAAATTATAAACAAATAGAAAAAATTTATGGTTATATGTCTCCCAATCATAGAGATAAAACATTGATGCATGGAATGACGAAAGGATCATTCTATGGAATTGATGCATTAACTAAAGACTTTGGATTAAAAACTAAAAAAGTTTGGTTTGAAGCATTCGATGACGCAGGTTCACGACGAATAGAATATTTAAGAAAGATGAGAGCTAACGGCGAACAGTTAAATAAAAAACCAAGAATAGAATTATCCACAATACATGCAGCTAAAGGTGGTGAATCACAAAATGTAGTACTTCTTACTGATCTTACTAAAACAACATTGGATACTTATGAAAAAAATCCAGATGATGAAAATAGATTATTCTATGTAGGTGCAACAAGAACAAAAGAAAACTTACACATTATAGAACCAAAACAATATAACAAAGGATTTATTATATGAAGCCATACGACAAACAAATCGGCGGATCACACTATCAGAATTTTAAAATACAGCCAAGTAAATTTGTAATTGAAAATGAGTTGCTTTATCCAGAGGGCTGCGTTATAAAATATATCTTGAGACACAGATTGAAAGGAAAAAAACAAGATTTAGAAAAAGCAAAACATTTCATAGATATGATTATTGAACGCGACTATCCCAAAGATTTTTTAGAAGAAGCTGAGAAAGAGAAAAAAGAATTAGAAGAATCTTATAAAGAATCAAGAAGACAAACAGAAGAACGGAAATCCAACGAATGGATTAAAGGTTATAACAAATGGAAGAAAAATAAATGATACAACAACCACTTTTTAAACCACAAACAGAATGGCTACCACCAGAAGAATTTCCAGATCTATCTAAATATAATGAAATTTCAATAGACTTAGAAACTAAAGACCCTAATTTAAATATAAGAAGAGGCTCTGGTTCTGTTGTAGGAGTAGGAGAAATTGTAGGAATAGCTGTAGCTGTTAAAAACTGGTGTGGTTATTATCCAATTGCCCACGAAGGTGGTGGTAATATGGATAGAACTAAAGTTTTAAAATGGTTTCAAGCTGTATTAAATACACCAGCCACAAAAATTTTTCACAACGCCATGTATGACGTTTGTTGGATACGAGCGCTCGGTTTAAGTATCAGCGGTAAAATAGTGGACACGATGATTGCATCGGCCCTGGTTGATGAAAATCAAATGCGCTATGACTTAAACAACTGCGCTAAAAGATACACTGGAAAAGGAAAGAATGAAACAGATTTATATGCAGCTGCAAAAGATTGGGGTGTTGACGCCAAGGCAGAAATGTATAAACTACCTGCCATTTATGTTGGCGCATACGCAGAAAAAGATGCTGAGATAACTTTAGCGTTATGGCAAGAACTTAAAAAAGAAATTGATCTTCAAGATATAAATTCAATTATGGATATGGAAACAGAATTGTTTCCTTGTCTAGTGGATATGAAATTTAAAGGTGTTCGCGTCGATGTGGAAGCAGCGCACAAATTGAAAACCACATTAGTTGAACAAGAAAAACAATCATTACAAGAAATAAAAAAAGAAACAGGAATAGATACCCAAATATGGGCAGCAAGATCGATTGCACAAGTTTTTGATAAACTAAACTTAGACTACGATAGAACTGAAAAAACATCCGCACCTTCCTTTACTAAAAACTTTTTACAGAATCACCCCCACCCACTAGTGAAACATATAGCCCGGGCTCGTGAGATAAACAAAGCCCATACCACTTTCATTGATACCATAATTAAACACTCTCACAAGGGAAGAATCCACGCTGAAATTAACCAATTAAGAGGAGATAATGGAGGAACAGTAACTGGAAGATTTTCTTATTCAAACCCAAATTTACAACAGATTCCAGCACGGAACAAGGAACTCGGACCACGGATCAGGTCATTATTTATTCCTGAAGAAAAATGTAGCTGGGGTTGTTTCGATTACAATCAACAAGAACCAAGACTCGTTGTTCATTATGCCTCATTACAAAATTTATATGGTGTTGATGAAGTGGTTGAGTCTTATAAAAATGAAGACGCAGACTTTCATAAGATTGTCGCGGACATGGCAGATATTCCAAGGACTCAAGCAAAAACTATTAACTTAGGATTATTTTATGGAATGGGAAAAAATAAATTACAAGCAGAACTTGGAGTGAGTAAACTTCAAGCCGAAGATTTATTTAGAACGTATCATGCTAAAGTTCCATTTGTTAAAATGTTAATGGACGCTGTAATGAAACGTGCTCAAGACTCAGGAAAAATTAGAACTCTACTTGGAAGACTATGTCGTTTTCATTTATGGGAACCCAATCAGTTCGGGATTCATAAAGCATTACCTCATGATCAAGCGCTCTTGGAACACGGACCAGGAATCAGAAGAGCCTATACATACAAAGCATTAAATAGATTAATACAAGGATCAGCAGCCGACATGACTAAAAAAGCTATGATTGATCTACATAAAGAAGGAATTATACCACATATACAGGTGCATGATGAGTTGGATATTTCCGTAAAAGATGATAAAGAAGCTAAACAGATAGTACAAATAATGGAAACTTCAGTCGAGCTAGAAGTACCTAACAAAGTAGACTATGAAGCTGGTGAAAACTGGGGTAATATAAATTAGGAGGAACTATGGAAAAAGTAAAACAACTTTGGACATTAGCAAAAGCTAATCCAAAGATATCTGCCGCAGCAGTGGTAGTAATTGTTGCTATTTATTTTTTAGCAAACTAGGACTATATGTTGCATGGCTTACTTGAACGCAAACATCCCTGCCACGTATGCGCAGGTAAGAAGAGAATATCTTTATGACCTTAAAGAGCACCATGGAGAAGTGGAAGACTGCTTACTCTTTGGGTTTGCATCGATTACAGGGCGTCCAATACTCTTTCATGCAATTATGGAAAATGGAGCTGTATTCTACCGTTTGCCAATCTCTGCATTCATACAAAAAGGATTTGATGTCAAAGAGGTTCCTAGGATGCGACTTGACGAGCTGGAGTTGTGGAATTGCTTTAGTTACTATCCTAGCATTACTTCTTTTGATGTCTTGGACGGTCAGTCCGGTAAATTCATAGGCAAAGATAAGAAATGGTATTCAGGAGCCTATCTTTTTACAGTTGACTGGGCCCATCCAGAGAGTAATATAGTTGATACCGATCATTCGGAAATTCCGCACGAACATAAGTGCGCACACATACTAGCCCTTGAAAACGGCAACTATGCGGCTCAGCCAAATAATAGACTAATCTGGAGCATACCATCCTTCACGGTGAGAGATGACATACCGTTCGATTGGAAGGTTCAAACCACTGAATGGAATGTCGAAGATAGTCGTAAATGGAAAACAGAAGATTCAGATAGATTCTTCTACAATATTGAGGAAACTAAACATGATTAAAAAATTATGGAAAAAATTTTGTGATTGGTTGATAAAGGACCTTTATAAGTAATGAAGTGTAAAAATTGTAACTGTAATTGTCACTGTTCTTTAAAAGAACATGGTGATATGTATGGTGTCTGTAACTGTATGAACTGTGAACATGAGGAATGTGAAACATGTCAATAGACGAAACAAAATGTTGTAATATGCATACCAAAGAAAAAGAAGAATCTGGTACATGTTGCCAAATAAAAGACGACGAAGAACAAGCAAAGGAGCAAAATGAATAAATTATTTCTAGTGCTCGCACTGTTATTTGCCTTGAGCGCCTGCTCGGTAGGCAAAAAATGTACCTATACACAAGATGGCACAAAGATTTCGTCTTATGTATGGTTCTTTCAGGGCGACAAGCCGATTGATTTAGACAAAAACAACTGTACTTAGGAGTATATGGAAATTGATGAAGTATTTATATACGTTTTTAATACTGACACTATTGGTGTGTTCGACAAAAGCTATAGCAGGATCCACCCAATCTAACGTTTCGGGATCTAATACCGCTATTGAAGGTGGATATGAATCTAGTACGACTTATCAATCAGGGAGTGAATCAACTTCAACAACAACGAATTCAACAACTTCTAATATAAGATCAGCTCCACCAACAGCAGGAGCACCTTCTTACAATTCTATGACACAAGATGTGTGCGCTGTGGGAGCGTCTGCAGGAATACAAACCTTTGGTGTGGGTATATCCGGCGGAAAACATTTTATTGATAAAAATTGTGAACGACTTAAACTAGCTCGGATTCTAAACGACTTTGGTATGAAAGTAGCAGCAGTTGCTATTCTTTGCCAAGATGAAAGAGTTTTTGAAAGTATGATTCAAGCGGGCGCTCCATGTCCTATCGATGGAAAAATTGGTAAAAATGCCCAAGCTTTATGGGATAAATATGATTTTGAAAGACCTGATTATAAAGCTTACGTTAAACGTATGAAATTAAGAGAAAAAGTTAAACCTGTTATTAATTCTGATCCTCTTCCAGCAGACACATCTATTAATAAGAAGGTCTCATGGACGAATCAAACATACAAATTAAAGCAATCGCAATCCTTTTCTTCTGTTGCTACGCACTAGTAAGCTGCTTTGCTAATGCCGTTAAAGCAGAAAACGTAGTCACAGGAAATATTTTACCTAATGCTGGCAATTCAGTCAGTTCTTATAACAGCGGAACCACTCCAGTTATCTCAGACAATACTTCCGATACCACCATGAGTAACAACACCACTTTGGATGGCTTTGCAATTACCTGCGATACAGCCAACGGCCAGAATGGCGGTTGCGGTGCATTTTTCAATTACGATAAAGCAGTTGAAGCTGCACACGATTTAAAAATTACTTCTACAGCAACCTTAGTGGGCATAGACGGCACCGGTCAAACGTCTAGTAATACAATTACTTCTACAGCCGATAAGCTGGATAATGGCATCACGCTAGATAGCACCATTGACATGCAAAACTGTGAATGGTCAGGTTCAGCGTTTGCCTGCGGGGATAGTGCTGGGGCAGCAGATAGCTATACTGTTAAAGTCAGGATACTAGATAGTAGCGACGAGGAACTAGCAGCTGTAACTCAAACAAGAACAAATGATGCAGGTTACTATGCGAACTCAGAAACTTTTACCAATCAATTAATTTATACAGGAACTGGAGCCAGTAAGTACGAATGGTCCTGGAATGGTGTTGATGGATCTGGTTCAACGTCAACCCATGCTAATCAACGAGGTCCTAATCTCTTAGGAGCAAAATTATTAATGACTTTTGATAGTGAAGATTATGTTAGAATATCAACTGAATCACAGACTGCTCTTACAAGTGTAGAAACAG